TGGTAGGTGAAGACAACTACAAAATCTGTTATCATCCTGCAGAAAAGTTCAAAGAATATTTAGACTTATTTATAGAAAACTAATACCCCCCCCGGTCATCGAATTACCTATTGCAGGGGTACCGCTGGAGGGGCCCTTTGATTTACACGGGACAACTTTTTTGAAAATCTGGAATATACTTTGGAATTTCAATTAAAAGTTAGAATAACTGCAACAATTTCCAAATATTCTCCAAAAAAGAAAATAAACGAACTAATAGACTCTCATTTAGAAGTTAGATCTGAATGTGGGTCTATTTTGTTTTATAACGGCTCAACGATTTGATATGTGCGCTTTTATCGCTAAACTTGAATGAATACTTATCTTTATTATGAAATCAAAACGTTGGTGGTATTTTTCGACAACTAGTAAAACATAACTAGCCCTACTATTTCCAATGAAGACCATATGACATTTGATATCTACAATTCTTTTAATATCGTTGAATTTGAGATAAAAGAGACTAATCGAAACCAATATGCATTGAAAGCAGTATAAACAGATATTGACAAATTTTTACTATAGGATGTTATTTCCACTTCGGATTTGTTACAATAATATAAGGGGAGGTGCTATTGTGAGCAAGATATTCTTTCCATATATTTATCATGGCAGTATAGCGCACAAGTATTATATTCGCTTTGATTTTAGGACGAGTTTGACAGAACCACCAAAGAAATTTAGCACTATCTTTTCTACAGGGATTCGAGAAGAATACGGTAAAGAATTTGAAATGGCATACATACACTTACTTGATCAATTACTATTATATGATGAATGTATGATTCCTGTTGAAGATGTAATTTACTTAATGGGAACTATTGGATTTGAAAATACATTGAAAATTCTGAATTCAGGTGGAGTCCATTTATATGATGCTCTATCAAACCGAATTGGTATGTATTTTGGCCCTTTTAACCAAGTGATGATGTTTGCAGACAAATCTCCAGAAAGTGAACAGAAGTTGTATGCTCGACTAGAAAGCATGATCAAACCATTAAGGTTTAAACTGTATATAAAAGAAGAGTGGAAACCAACAATTATTGACCTGTTCCGTAAGGCGTATTTTATTAATGATATTTTTGGGTTGTTCAAGGATACCGAATCTGAGACACTTTTTGAATATGGAAAAGATGAAATAAAGAAGCTGCTTTCTCTGACTCCGAAAGTTGAATCATATAACCTAGAAGAACAACAAGTGAAAGTCAATAGACTGCTTCATTTTCAGTATTATAAGAGAATAAGTGAGTTATTGAAATGTGATTATATGTTTATTCCTGTTGAATTAGAGAGTCTATATGAGCATTACGCTTCAACGACAGAAGTCAGCAAAGATACTCTTAAGGGAATCTTTTCTCATATTACAAAACTAGAACGAATACCTGATATTCCCAAACTTATCAACGATAGCATTTTGTCAGTGGATGATATTCTCGAAATTCGCGAATCAAAAGCATCGAAAAATTTCAGAAAATGGATCCACAAATTGGACGTTGCCAATTCAAAAGTAGAAGATCCCGAATTGTTCGCTCAGCTTTACCACGAGGCTTGCATGTCAAATAATAAGTTCAAGACCGCATACAATTCCAAAGAAGGATCAGCGATCAGAACTGTTGGTCTAATGGCTATAGGTACGGTTAATCCGGGGTTAGGTATAGGTGCCACTATATTCGACTACTTGGTAAGTAATGGACTTGATAAATTCAATCCAGCCGATTATACTCGTAATAAATTAAAAAAAATAATCGATAAAAAGAGTACGAGCACATCAAAATGATGTGTTTTTCTTTTGCTCTGTAGATGAGTATTTTAAAACAAAGCTGTACCTGTAAACTGGTATGGTTTTTAAATTTTACTAAATTTCCGGCATTTTCATACATACCTCGCCATTAATCTAGTGTAAGAGTTAAAAAGTTTTAACAAAACCCGAACTTTTACAAAAAAATGCGGACTAAGACACAGGAGGTAGTAAAAAATGAAAACAGAAATCAAAGATCAAATCAAACAAATGAGGAATGAAGGGAAAGGTTATAAGAAGATTGCGAAGGAATTATCTTTAACACCAAGTGCAGTTAGGTATGCTTGTAACAAAATGAGCGATGAAGAACTGCTTTATGGCAAATGTGAAAATTGTGGAATCAAGATCAAATCCATTAAAGGCAAGAAAAAGAAAAGGTTCTGTTCTGATAGATGCAGATGGGACTGGTGGAACAATTTCCACAAGAAGAAATGATTGTATCAATATGGGTAATCAATACCCTCATTATCACTTGACTAATCTTTGAACTAGAGTGATATATGGTAACGATACAAGGAGGTTTATTAGATGAAGAAAACCATAACCAAATTAGATGCATTACCCAAATTAGCTAAGAAACCTAAAGTCGCTGCCTATGCTAGAGTCTCAAGTGGTAAAGATGCCATGCTCCATTCGCTATCTTCTCAAGTTGAACACTACAAGAAAATGATACTTAAAAATAACGAATGGGAATTTGCTGGCGTGTATGCGGATGAAGCATTAACTGGAACAAAGGATTCAAGAGAAGAGTTCCAACAATTACTTTCAGATTGTAGAGCTGGATTCGTTGATATGATTATCACTAAGTCTATATCGAGATTTGCTAGAAACACCGTCACCTTACTAGAAACCGTCAGAGAACTAAAATCACTAGGAATTGATGTATTCTTTGAAGAACAGAGCATTCATTCCATTAGCGGTGAAGGTGAGATGATCCTTACCTTCCTTGCGACATTTGCACAAGAGGAATCCAGAAGCACATCGGAGAATATGAAGTGGAGAATCAAGAAAGATTTCGAACAAGGTATCATGTGGGGTGGTAAATCCTGTTTGGGATATAAGTTGGAAAACAAAAGATATGTTCTTGTTCCAGAAGAAACTAAGATTGTCAAAACCATCTATCAATTATACCTAAACGGTAATGGTGATGAACAAATATGCAAATTACTTAATATGATGGACATACCACCAAACTCTGGAACAAAGTGGCACTGGTCAACGATAAGGAATATACTAACCAATTACAACTATACAGGAGACTTGATTCTACAGAAGACATACCGAGAAAATCACCTCACCAAGAAAAAGAGAATCAACAATGGTGAATACGATCAATATTTAATCAAAGATGATCATGAACCGATTATATCGAAAGAGATATATCACGAAGCACAACGTATTCGGCAACGAAGACTATCTAAGATGAATTCAAAGCCAGTCATCAGAAAGTATGCCTTTTCAGGTATGCTCAAATGTGGTGTGTGTGGTAGAGGTTATTCCCACAAAAGCACACCTCATAATGATATTTGGAAATGTTCTTATGCACTGAAAAGAGGTGTTGAAGCGTGTCATTCAAAACAAGTCCCTACCGAAATATTGATAGAAGCTTCTAACCATATACTGAGAAAACAAGAGTTTGATGAAGGCTTCTTCAAATCAAATGTAGACTTTATATTGGTGATACCTAATAGAAAACTTGTCTTTCAAATGAAGGATGGAACAAGTGAAGAATATATCTGGATAGAAAAGTCAAGAAGTGAATCTTGGACCCCTGAAATGCGGGAACAAGCTAGAATCAAGGAACAAAACCGTTTGAAAGGAGGTGTTCGTCATGGCTAAAGTTACAGTAATACCATCAACGATCAATCCGATCACTCAGATGCCAATCAATGCGACCACTACAAAAAAGGTAGCTGCTTATGCAAGAGTTTCCACAAACTCAGATGAACAATATACTAGTTATGAAGCACAGGTCACTTACTATCAGAAGTATATTCAGGATAGACCTGATTGGGAATACACTCACGTTTATGCGGATGAAGGAATCACTGGAACCAATACTAAAAAGCGTGTTGAATTCAATCGAATGATTAAGGATGCTTTGAATGGTAAAATTAATCTCATTATTACCAAATCAATCTCTAGATTCGCTCGAAACACACTCGATACGATTTCCTATGTTAGAAAGCTGAAAGACAATGGAATAGAAGTATTCTTTGAAAAAGAGAATCTATGGACCTTAGATCCAAAGAGTGAGCTTATCTTAACTATCATGGCATCCATTGCTCAGGAGGAATCGCGATCGATCAGTCAAAACGTGACATGGGGAAAAAGAGTTGGATTCCAGGAAGGTAAAGTATCGTTTGCCTATAAGAACTTTATGGGCTATAAGAAAGAAGATGACAAAATCGTGATTGATGAAGATCAAGCTGTGATTGTCAAGATGATTTACCGGATGTTTCTAGTCGAAGGAAAGACAGCAACAGGAATAGCTAAGCATTTGAAATCATTAAACGTCAAAACTCCGACTGGTAGATCGACCAATTGGACTAAGAATACAGTCACTTCAATTTTAACCAACGAGAAATACAAAGGCGATGCATTACTTCAAAAAACATTTACAGGTAATTACCTTGAACATTCTATCGTCAAGAACACTGGACAAATACCACAATATTATGTTGAAAATAGTCATCCAGCAATTATCGATCGTGATATGTGGGAACGGGTGCAAGTTGAGCTTGGAAGAAGAGAAGCACTTGGTGCACAGTATTCATCATCTGATATATTTGCATCCAAACTCATCTGTGAAGATTGTGGAGGTTTCTATGGTAAGAAGAAATGGCATTCGAATTCCAAGTATTCAAGATTCATCTATCAATGCAATAACAAGTTCCACAAGCATAAAGGCAAATGTATGACTCCGAATCTTAAAGAAGAAGACATAAAGCTCAAATTTATCAAAGCTTACAACCTGGCTATGGAAGATAAGGAAAGAATCCTTCAAGACACTATAGAAGTGATTGAACTATTAACTGACACAACAAAACTCGGTAGTGATATAGCGAAAATTGATGGTAAGCTCATCGTTATATCTGAGTTAGTGAATAAACTCGTCAAAGAAAACGCAAAGACAAGCACTGATCTTAATGACTATAATAAGAAATATGAAGAACTGTCAAGCCGTTACAATAAATTACAAGCAAAACACGATGAAACGATGAGACTTCGAAGTGAAAAGCAAGGACAAGCGCTCAAGATGAAATCGTTTATCGCAAACTTAAATCAGTCAGAAGACACACTTAGTGAATGGAATGAGAGGGTTTGGATGCTCTTGGTTGAAAGCGCAATTGTGCATCGAGACTCGAGTATAACTTTCAAATATCAGAACGGAGAAGAATATAGAATTTACTGAAAACCTACATTTTTTCATAGTCAAATATATAAAAAAAAGTATAATAGCGTCTAAATATATATAATAATAAAAATTTTTGTATATTTTTTCTCAACTATATTGTTTCTAAAACAATCTAATAGTATAATATACTTATAATCAATATAGTGAGGTGTCCAATATGATTCAATCAAAATTATTTGAACGCTTAGTAACTAAGTTTTCAATAAAAGTCAATGATTTAGCACGATACTTGGAAGTGAGCAAAGCGACCATTTATAACTATCGTAATTTTGATAGTTTTGAACAAATCCCAAATGACAAACAATACAAGATCTTTTATTTGTTTGGAAAAGAAACGGTAAACGACTTATCACGATTATTAGATGAAAATGATAAAAACGTCTTAGTCAAGTATTCAGAGCGAATTGATAGTATTTTCCAAGATAAAGAGGAAAAAGCATCTCAGGATACTGTAGCCATTGAAACACTTCAAAAGAGGCTGAATGAAGCAACTGCCCAATTGGAATTGAATAAGAATCATTCGGCGATTATGTTGAAACTTGAGCATCTTGATGACATAACAAAGAAAGTAATCATAGACAAAATATCTGAAATTACTAGTGATATGAACTCACTTGAAATAAAAAACTTTTTAGATTATTTGCATGTATATGAGGTTTATTCAAAGAACACGATAAAAAAGTAGGGGGATTATCATGCCAGTAATATTCTTGGATTTTTATTCAAATTTGGAAAGTAAGGATACAAATCGATACTATAACAAAAATATGTATAGTACAGCTTTAGCAGAACAATTCGAACTAATTAATAATCGACTACCATTGAATATGAGATTTAATGATCTACGAACATTTATTGAAAATGCATTTCCATCAGGATTGTCAAAAAGATATTATATCTCTTGTCCAAATTATAAAAGAGAAGTAGTTCAAGGAACATATGCAAACTTCTTAAGAAATGTAGTTCTACGAGCTGATGGTATAGAGCTATCTAGAAGATTACCAAACAATATGAGTGTAATTTTAGTAGGGGATATCGTCGAAGGCGGGAAACTAAAAATGCTTTCTGTCAAAGGAATTGAACTTATAGACGAAGGCTTTACAAAGAATGGTGAAACTCTAATCATGAATTCTTTTGCTTGTTCAGCATTTGAAAAAAACGCATGGTCGATTCGTCACATAGATTATAATGAAACATACTTCACACCTAACACAATCTTAACTTTAATCAAAAATAACTATCCAGTTAAAAATTTTGAATCAGTTATTAAGTTTTATAATACATGGGATAAATATCTTAAATTCAGAGAATATTATCTTAACACCCAGACAAAACGATACTTTACGATTGCTAATATTGAATATAAAGAATCATTTTCAATCAACCGTAGAAGATATCAAAGAAATAAGGACCTTTATGATACAAGTCTTCTAGATTCATCAAATGAATTTTCAAAAGGCGAACTAATTGTCTTAGAACACGAACTAGAAGATACCGAACCATTTCATTTGATTAGAGTTGACTTGGAGTTTAATCGACTTAAATTTCTTGAAGAGAATATAGAAAAAGGTAATAAAAAAAATAATAGGATCGAATCAAACATTCGTTCTTTTGCTCGTGATAATTTAGCTTTATCTGAAATACCACCAAGAGATGAAAAATACAATGAGCAACTTCGAAATAGCTTTCAATTGGAGCAACGTTTTAAAATCGTAAAACGAGATATAGAACCTGATTGCACTGACTTGGAACTGAAATATGCGAAAATGATCAAAGATCAACTTGCTGCGATTGATACTGTTTATCAAAAGAAAATAGAAAAAGAAACAGCAGATGCGACGAAAACTAAAGAAGAAGAGCTTTCTTTAATTGATATTCAAAATGTTGCTGAGTATTCTTCTGAGCTTGAAACAAGAATCGATTTAGATATAGAAGAAATGTCAGATGAGATTATTAAACGAAAATATTCAAATGCAGTAGATGAATTAAAGAAACGTCTCAAAAAAGAACTTGATCAGCAAGTTAACACATTAAGTCAAAGACTCAAGAAAGAAAAGGATCAAGAAAAGCAGGGGGCTATCAAGCATCAAATCAATGAACTGAAGAGCACCTACAGTAATGAAATCGAAAATGCCAAGAATCGTATTGATATCAGAAAAATGTTCACTGAAAGAAATGAATCACTAGTTCAAAAAAGAAAAACTGACTTGGATGCTGAATTAAAAAGAAATCTTGAAGATTATTCAGCTGAATTTAAAAGACAACTCATAGATAAGTACCAAGATGCATATAAAAAAGAAAAAAACACAAAGAAACAGATGCTTGAAGCTGAATTAAAAGCAACGATTGAGAAACGAATTCATCTTGAAACGATTGTTCGTTTTTCACTGTATTTCAAAACAGATGCAGAAAATCAATCTGGAGTTATCAATGCTCTAAATAATAAGAAATTGGGTTATCTCATCTATAATAATAGAGCTGAACAAGCCAAAATAGATCGCCAAAGAAATGCGCTTGAATCATTCTTCGAAGGAAATGTTAAAAACCCTTACCTATCCACATTTTTATTTGCACCAGAAGAACTAAACCCAAATATATATCAAAACCGTGAATGGAATTGGTTTTTAGAGAAACTGAATGATAAACAAAAAGAAGCTGTTAAAAGAGCTGTTTCTAGTAATGGTGTGTTTTTACTACAAGGCCCTCCAGGTACAGGTAAGACACAAGTGATATCGGAGATTGTTGGTCATCTAGTCAAAGAAGGTAAAAAAGTATTAATTTCCAGCGAAACCCACAAAGCAATTGATAATGTCTTTGAACGATTACCAAAGATTGCTGAGATTAGACCGATTAGGCTTATGACTTCTCAATCAGGAAAAGAGAGTGAATACAGTCCTGAAAACTTGGTCGATAATCTATATTTCAATATTGCAGAGCAAATGAAAAAGACCATTAGATCTTATGAGAATTTCGCTGAATATAAGGATAAATTTGATGTTGACTTTAAAGAACTAAAGATGCTAAACCAATTATTAACAAAGAACAAGTTGAAGAGCGATGAGATTTCCAAACAAATAAATCAATCTGAACAATCATTTGATGCACTCAAAGAGGAGAGAAGTTTAGCACAAGACAAAAAAGAAGCATATGTCTATGAAAAGGACAAATTCATCAATACTTATAAACGAATTCAAAATCATCATTTTGGATATGATGAAGACCTAGATATGGTAAGTATCGATGAATATAAGAAAGTAATTGAATCTATAATTGACAGCTCAATCTTTAATTCCGGAAGTCTCGATGATTTCATCAAGATTATATTTACTGTTAAGCCTCAAGAAGTTATGAATGAATTGAACCTCATTCAATCAAACAAAGACTCCTATGAACTTCAAGGGCAAAAACAAG